AACACCACCTGGATGACATGTGGCGATCCCTGTGATTCCGCGCTGCGTATCTGGGGCGACACCGTTGTCGAATGTGTGCTTAACAAACTCTGCCCGTCGCATACCTACGTAATTTTTAAATATCCGGAGTAATCCATGCATCGTATAGACACGAAAACCGCGCAGAAGGATAAGTTCGGCGCGGGTAAGAACGGTTTTACCCGTGGTAACCCCCAGACCGGCACACCTGCCACCGATCTGGATGATGACTACTTTGACATGTTGCAGGAGGAACTTTGCAGTGTTGTGGAGGCATCCGGTGCCAGCCTGGAGAAGGGGCGGCATGACCAGCTGCTTACAGCGCTTCGTGCGCTGCTGTTAAGCCGCAAGAATCCGTTTGGCGATATCAAATCGGATGGCACGGTGAAAACGGCTCTCGAAAACCTTGGTTTGGGAGAAGGTGCTCCAGCTATTGGCGTTCCGTTCTTCTGGCCGTCCGCCGCAATGCCAAATACTGTAATCGACAGTTGGTCCAGTATGGTGTTTTTGAAGTTCAACGGCGCGAAATTCTCTGCCACTGATTACCCTGTGCTGGCGAAAGTGTTTCCGGCGCTAGCATTACCTGACGCACGGGGTGATTTCATTCGTATCTGGGATGATGGGCGCGGGATTGATGTCGGACGTACCCTACTTTCAGGGCAATCACACACAATTATGGATCATGCACACAATATGGAATTGTGGACGGGGGACGGGCTTGCCGCAGGAAGTGCACGGGAAGGAGTAAACCCAGGAATACTGGCTACATACGGTGACGGGGGAATAGTTAAAACGGACGAACCCGGTCTTAAGGTGCCTTCCTCACTACGAGCTCTTAGCTCTCGTAGTGTTAAACGTTATGGTGAAATTAGTGGAAATGTAGATACAGAAACCCGTCCACGAAATATTGCATTTAACTTTCTGGTGAGGGCTAAATAATGATACCTGTTTTTGATGAAAATGGGCTGGCTACAGTGCCGGGCGATATGCGTTGTTTTTATTATAATGCAGTAACGTATGAATATACCGGCTGGTCTGATGAATATATTAATACTGGCGTAAGTATACCCGCCTGTTCCACTGGTATTGACCCGGGCGAAAACATCCCGGGAAAAGTGGCAGTATTTACGGGTAAGGGATGGAGCCATGAAGAAGACCATCGCAATGAGACCGTTTACTCAACTGAAAATGGCGCAGCTGTTACAGTGGATTATATCGGTGCCATCAAAGACGGTTATGTCACGCTTTCACCGTTAACGCCATACGATAAATGGGATGGTGAGAAATGGGTGACGGATACCGAGGCACAGCATAGCGCCGCAGTAGAAGCGGCAGAAGCACAGCGCCAGTCGCTGATTGATGCTGCAATGGCTTCCATCAGTCTGATTCAACTGAAATTACAGGCTGGGCGGAAGCTGACGCAGCCAGAAAACACCCGACTTAACGCTGTGCTGGATTACATTGACGCGGTGACGGCAACAGATACCAGCACAGCGCCGGACGTCATCTGGCCTGAACTGCCGGAGGCGTAGGCCATTCAATATCTGGCGCACCGGAAGTATCGACCAGTTCCAGTGCGTCCAGATAATCCAGCCACAAATTATATTGCGCCAGTTCCTCACCTTTCAGACGACCAATTGATGCTTTACCTGGCCATTGTTTACTGTTTATGTATTCGTTGGCCTGGTTAATCAATTGCTGCTTTTTAGTTTCGGCTGATGCAATTTGTTCTTCACGTGTTGGTGGAGGTATATCTGCCCATGCAGGCAGTCCATCCTCTCCGACACATCTGTATTTTCCTTCTGGTGGTGTATCATAGAAATATTCCCTGAAAATTACTTCGTCTATATCAACACCTTTTTCTTCAGGCCATTCACCTTTTTCAACATAAAGAGACTGAAGTTCGTAAGGATATGCCAGGTTGTTTACGTACAGATATTTCATCATTACCAGCCCTTAGCGAAAAACGCACCACCTTCAAGACCATAATTGCAGTGAGCTATGAAGCCGGTAGTGCTCCAGTTGGTCGCCCCCCACATATTCCCGCCCCCGAAACCACCATCGCACACAATTACAATGCCCGGTGTCTGTGTAAATGGAATCGGGAATGAAACATTGGCGGATACAGGCCCGTGTTCACCAGGAAAACTAATTCGTCCCCACTGTTCAATTGAACCATCTGGCATTTTTCGCCAGCCTGAACCTGATGCATATGATGACATATCAGGTATCTGATTTTCCCCTGTTCCCACATTTCGTTTTGCCGCTTCTCCCAAACCAACGTTTATGAAAATGCAGAAATAACGAGCAAATGGCATCATTCCTGCTTTTGTCAGGGGGAGCTACCATGCTTATTGGCTATGTACGCGTATCAACAAATGACCAGAACACAGATCTACAACGTAATGCGCTGAACTGTGCAGGATGCGAGCTGATTTTTGAAGACAAGATAAGCGGCACAAAGTCCGAAAGGCCGGGACTGAAAAAACTGCTCAGGACATTATCGGCAGGTGACACTCTGGTTGTCTGGAAGCTGGATCGGCTGGGGCGTAGTATGCGGCATCTTGTCGTGTTGGTGGAGGAGTTGCGCGAACGAGGCATCAACTTTCGTAGTCTGACGGATTCAATTGATACCAGCACACCAATGGGACGCTTTTTCTTTCATGTGATGGGTGCCTTGGCTGAAATGGAGCGTGAACTGATTGTTGAACGAACAAAAGCTGGACTGGAAGCTGCTCGCGCACAGGGGCGAATTGGTGGACGTCGTCCCAAACTTACACCAGAACAATGGGCACAGGCCGGACGATTAATTGCATCAGGAGTTCCTCGCCAGAAGGTGGCGATTATCTATGATGTTGGTGTGTCAACTTTGTATAAGAGGTTTCCTGCAGAGGATAAATAAAGTTAAAGACACTTTGTGTACAAAAGAAAATAAAACAACAGCAACTTGTTGCAATTTTATCAATAAAAGTAGTATTGTCGTAAAAAATTGATTAAAGATTAATATT